GTAGCATCAAGATCCGCTGCCGCATCACCGTCCACCTCACTAACCGCCGCAATCTCCGCATCTGTCGGTTGATCCCCGTAGCTGACATCCGGTGGATTCCATGCTGAAATGTATGCTCCGGCTCCCTGCCCGTCATCGGACAGGCGATACACAGGCGTACCATCATCTCCAACATAAAACGGATCACAGGCACGACCAGTAATAACAGCATCAACACGATGTTTATAGCTATGTGAGGCCATATGCTCTCTTTCTCTACGCCCAGGTTAAACTCAGCATACGCACACCAAACCACGTTTGCTTCTGGGCCCCGACCACAGTGGTGTCCGATCCTCTGGTGTGGAGATATTTCATACTGACCGTATCTCCCGCAGAGAGACTCAGGATTTTAAGCACACCCAAACTGGAGTTGGATGGATTCTTTTGATCCTGATTGCGTGCCACTTCGGTCGTGCCATCAAAAATCATGGTGAGGCAGCTTGTGTCATTCGTGCCATCGCCCTGACACATGGCGTTGACCTCGTAATACCCCGCCCCACCAGTCGGTACCGTAAACACTCCGGTGCTGGTGTTATAGGTCGAGGCCAGATCCCAGTTTTCTGTCTGACAGATAATCACCGTGTCCGTGGCAGACACGACCGTCTGATCCGAACTCAGATAGGCTTGGGCATCAATAGAAATCAGAGAATCTTCTACCACCCAGTTGGAACCGTCGCAGACCAGGCTGAGAAAATCCCATTGTGCATACAAATATTGACCCGCAATGCCATTGATGGTTTCAGAACTATTTCCGTCCACCAGCACCGCCAACGCATTGGAAGTAGTCTTGACCACTTTGATGCGCCGACCGCTATTCCCCGAAGCCGCAAAGAGCGTGATGGTAAACGCACCCCCCGCAGGATCACAGAGAATCGTGGCATCTACTCCGGCATCACCCGTCGTGACCGTATAATTCGCAGTCTTGCTCAAAACTGTTGCTGCGGCATTGGTGGGAGAGGCCCACGCACTATCACCACGTAGAAAGCTTGAACTGTTGGCCGTGCCGCTACCAAGTCTGGCGGTGGCAACCGTGCCAGAGGAGATATTTCCTGCGGCGAGAGTGGTGAGATTCGCCCCACTCAGGTCGTCAATAATCGTGGAACTCAACGGGCCGTTAATCTTGCCGTCCGTCCCGATTAAGGACACATTGCCTGTGCCGATATTGAGTCCTCCACCGACATCCAGCGAACTCGACCCCGTGCCACTCACCGTGAGTCCGGTAAATTGAGGACTGTCTCCGGTTCCCACACCGATACTGGTGCGAAGCGTGGCTCCGCTTTCTGCCACCGGATCGCCCGATCCATCTCCGACAATCATCTGTCCGTCCGTGAGGACAGCCATCGCGGTAATAGCACTTGCCCCGCTGCCGAGAAGCACTCCGCCATCCGTGAGTGTGCTGACACCCGTACCGCCGTAGGCCACACCAATATCTGTGGCTTGCCAAGTACCAGTGGCGACCGTGCCGAGAACAGTAATCGCTGTTGAACTGCCGACATCCAGCGTCGTGGGATCACCTGACGCATCTCCAATCAGAATTTCCCCATCTCCCAACACCGCTGTTGCCGTAATCGCAGCGGTCCCACTGCCAAGCAGGACTCCACCATCCGTGAGTGAGGTTGCGCCCGTGCCACCGCTCCCAACAGCCAGGGTTCCGGTGACATTGCCAGCCGCCAGATAATAGCTGCCTTCCTGATCGTCGAGCTTATCGGCGTTGAGGTTGGTGCATTTGGTCGTGGAGGCGATCACCAAAGGAATCGTGCCAGTAGCGACATCACTCTCAAAGGTATTCGACCGAATCTCGTAGCCCCCAGCATCCCAATTTGCCGAGAGCGCGACCGTGCCATTCGCCTTAATAAACCCCGTCGCTTCAATGCCGTCGAGCTTATCCGCATCCAGATACGCCACTACACCCGCCCCTGAAACACACGCAAACGGGGCATTCGTGCTGCGGCTAAAGGTATGGAGTCCAGTGATGGTATAGGCGTTTTCTTCCGTAATTAACGTATTGTCCGTTAAATCCGAATCAGTATTAGCAACTTGAATATCAGCCATTTACTTTTTCCCCCTTGGAGACGCTGGGGTTGGCATATTCATTATGGTGGGTGAAGGACGCTCCGGCAATTTGCCTCCGATCTTCCGCAAGGGATTTTCTTTTTCCTCGTCTTTCATTAAGATGGATGCAATCGACAACTTGAGATCCTTAATCCACTCATCCATAGAATCCAACGGATGACTCTCACGATACTCAAGCCCAGCGGCTATTTCATCTGAGATATTATCCGAGTCTTTTGGTTGTGTTCCGCGTCTATAAGCCATTTACGCCTCGATGTACACCAACGCGCCGTCTACTGACTGTCCACCACTGAGTTCCATATTCAGCAGAGTCGCGTCGGAGGTTTCAAACCAGCCCACCGGATTAAATGGCAGCACAATCGTCTGCCCAGCGGTCGGTCCCATCTGTCCGGTCAGGGCTGTTCCTCCAGCTCCATCCTCGAACCGAATCGTCACGGCTGTTCCCGTCATCGTAAAAAACGCGGCCAAGACACGGATTTTCTTTCCTGTGACCGCCGCCACCAGCGTATTGTTCCCACTGGTGTCTGCATCAATCTTGGCCCGTTTAATGAGTTGTGTATCTCTGGTATCCTGAAAATCTGCTTGAATAAACGCCATCGGGCACTCCTATTCTGTGTGGATATATCGGTAATCGTACCCAGGCGGTCGATCCCGGTTAAATCGTGTCATGCTCTGAATCACGGGGCCAAAGACCTGCATCCCCACCTCGGTAATCGGAGCTACCTCATCATCTTTTCCCGTCCTCAGCATCTTGACGGCAAACTGCGCGATTGGCAGCATCACCATGTCTGGATAGGTAAAGGTTCCCCCTGCCGTAATGTCAGAGGCCGCTTTCATCCCGTAATACCGCACCGTATGTGTCGCATCCGGTAACGGGTCCCAATAAATATACGTCCCGTTTGTCCAATACCTCGCAGGTTTCCCCGTTGTTGTGGAATTAAACTGCGCGGTCGGATACGTCATACGTGAGTCATAGTGATCACCCACTGGACCCACGCGAACAAGATCCCATGCCGGACGACTGGTATCAGCATCAATCATTTGCATCCGATCCAGACGAATCAGCCCGGACGGGAACGCCGTTGATTCTGTATTCGCGGTTGTCGTGACCGTCCCGATTGACGACCCCAGCACGTTGGGCTGAAGCGCCATCATCGACTCGAAGTGATCCTGTGAGGCATTGAGCGCACGCAGCGCCAACGTCACCCCTGTTTCCCCGGATTGGAGTTGGAGTCCCCGATCCAGCACTTCCATCGTATCCATCATTGATTGTCCGGTCGCCATTTAATCTCCCGCGTGATGATTAGCGAACTTGCTCCCGGACGAATGCCCACGCTGACTGACCTGAATTTTTGTATGGTCCCATTGGGCGCTGCCGATATCCTCCAATAGATTGTCACGCTCGTTATCTCGTGCCGCGTGATCGCGCTGAGCCTCTTCCTCAATTCGCGCCCAGTATTTCTTCCCAGACCCCCACTTAAACCCACTCTGTTCATAGACCGCTGCTAACGCACGATCATCCAGCGGAACATACCGCTGCTGTGAATCCTCCACGACAAACAGGAGCATCCAGCCAGGACACAGTTTATTGGCGATACGGGGTCGTCGATACCAGACAAGCCAGCGATGCTGAATCGGATGCCATGTCACATCCAAATCGCTATGTACACCCTTGAGCTTTTCCCGAAAGCCCTTCGGTCCAAACGTGACACCAAAGCGTTGAGGATGCCAGAACTGGAGTTCTTCCTCAATCGGTGGTGGCGTTTGATGCGCGACCGGAACACGAAAGGTCTCTGCATTTTCAGGCATCGTTAATTGAAGACCTTTACGGCAAACTCCTGCACACGCTCGTCCTTACTGGCCCGACAGTGTTTTGCCATGCGGCCTCGCGCCAGATTGTAGGACTGACGGGATTCAGGCTTAAAGTTCGTGGTCCATCCATCAATGGGACACTGTAGTACGCCCTTCTCCGCATCCTCAATGAGACTCTCTGGAATCGGTTCCTGCTTCTTGACCCACGGAGCCTTGAATGCAGGCATGGCCTTCTCGCGCAACAAGACGGAGAGTGGCTGACGGTCGCCGTTTTCATCAAAGTAAGTCGTCACTTCACCTGCATCTGAGGTGACACCACCCCGATGCGGTCGGCCCTTGCCATCCCACGCATACATGGTGGGAAATCTGGGTGCGCCACGCTTTGACATCTCACCCCACTTCTCATGTTCTTCGAGATAGCGCGTAATAATCTGAGACACCGCTGCCTTTCCAGCCCACGGGACTCCTCGATGCTTTTCAAGTTCATCGAGTTCGTAGAGTTCGCCCAGCACTTCCTGTACTGCTACAGGATTAACTCCAGGAGGAGTATTTTCCCGTAACGCCACCACCGGGGACTCGCCCAGATGCTTGAGAAAGAACTGGTTCTCTTCCAATGAATATCGGACTGGATGAAAAGACTCCATAAATCTCCTTAATACGTTGTATTCGTCCGGACAACCTTCAACACTACATGCACCGCCCCTTCGTAGGCTGTCACTGTTCCGGTGTAATTCAACGCAAGTTGTTCCCCGCGATCAAGCAGGCGATTAGCCACCGTCGATGTCAGGGTCGATTGAACGGGTGTATTTGCCGTGCTGTCCAACGCTAACGCTGAACTTAAGGCTGTTGTGAGACTAGCTGGAGCTGTACCAGATGCGGCCACGCCGACATCAAGCGTCGTGCTGCTGGCTCCTGCGGTGCTATGGACTTCACGAACATCCATAATTTCATAGTCCTGATCCGCCACAAAAATACCCGTATCTGCGGCTTCTCCGGCTGAAATGGTATAGACCACATGAACCGGAGCCAGGCGTGCGATTGCTTTAATTCCCATGATTCCCTACTTTCTGGCGAAGTGACAGGGGAGAGGCAGAAAGCCCCTCCCCCCACCTACTCAGTTTACGATTCTGCGATATCTTCGATTTTTGCTCCGGCTGCTGGGTTGTCACTCAGCAGTTGCCCCTGCCAGTACCATGCCACCTCAAAGGTCGCATTGGAGGTCTGGCGGAAGAACGGAGTGCCGTCAAAGACTTCTGACACCGGGCGAGGTACGGAGTTTTCTCCATGTCCAATGTAGAAATTACTCGTATCCATCCCGATAATCGTATTCGCTGCGAAATACGGCTCGACATGCCACGGATTGCCGCTGAAACGGTAGACGGTACGACCATCGCCGCCGTCTTTCCCCTTCTGCTGCGCTCCGCCATCACGCCCAACTCCTGAGCCATCACTAAACGCTTTCGGTGAACTCATGGCGAAGAATGTATCTTCACGCAACAGTTCGTGATAGCGCCTCACGACAGCAAGATTAGAGATATAGGCATTCAGCTTGGCTCCGCCCTTCTCTCGGACGGCATCCTCAAGTTGCATGAGGAGGTCTTCCGTGAGCGCACGGTTCGTGCCGCTGTTTGACAACACAATCGACTCCCAGAACTCATTCCCCGCTGTGCTGCGGTTGATGTTGCCATAATTTCCCGAAGGAGGATTAGCATCATCAATGATTCCCAGAAGTCCCTCAGTGTGATAAATCGCCCCAGATTTCGTTGTATTTTCAATACAGAAGAAATCCCCGGCAGCTGTGCCGCTGGGCGCTGATCCACTGATGGTGACGGTTCGATTTTGCACATCAATCGCTGTGACCGTTCGAGACGCTGCAAGGTCTGCGTCATTGTCAGAGGCATCAATCAAATCCACGGTCATTCCGAGATCGATGCTTGGAAGCGCATCCACGGTAATCGTGGTCTGGTTGTCTGCCGCTGGCATAATCGCCAGCTTGCCGAGTCCATCAGAAATGAGATCGGCATTGATGAGTTTCAGGATACGTCGTCGGAAGCCACCTTCCATCATTTTCAGAGCCGTCTGGAACGCAAACTTCGAGTTCCTCGCGTCCTGAATGAGCTTCCACGACATATTGTACAGTCCCGC